TTTCTTCCATTCGTTTGGAATGGAAATTTGAAGGGACATATCGTATTGGGGTTGTCCATTACAAACTTGTGTATATTGAACGTTCTTTGAAATCAAAGAATCAATCCATCTTCTTTCTTCATCTTCTTGATGAATCCAGCCGCATTGACCCCAATTTGTAGCTACTAGATAAATATCAAATAGATCTTCTCTTGAACGCAAAGCTCGGAGAGCAAAACGTGATTGTTCACCATATCCAGAAGCTGTAAGTGCTGGTGCTGTAACTAATATTTTCTTTTTCATTAGATTTCCTTCAATTCCCAAGATTTATATGCTTTATTAGGCCATGAACCACATTCATTATGGGTTTCAGTAAAGATTCTGTCCCATTCAGAATTATAACGATCAAAACTAAAATTATCTATAACGTGTTGTCTACCAGCTTGTCCAATTAATTGTCTTTGTTCTTTCGGAATATTGATAAAAGCTTCAAGAGCACCTACAAACTGTGTATTTGATATTCTGTCTTCATAAATAAATGGAACTTCTTGTGAACCAATAACAGCTTGGGAAGATGGTTCAATTTCAATACCAAATAATCCGTTTGGACCTCTAACTTGTTCTTGTAATCCACCTGTTTTAACTGCGATGATTGGAGTTTCGCAAGCAAGAGATTCAAGAGTTGCTAATCCAAAACCTTCTGCATCAGAAATATTAATTGTAGCGTCGCAAGCATTATAAAAGTAAGCCAAATGTTCTGGTGGAACTTTCTGTTGTGAAAGAAGAACTTCTTTGTTTACAAGTCCTCTATTTTCCATAATAGCAATCAGATCTTGACCATTTTGGTCCTTTGGTTCAGTGTGCATAACGAGAGTAGCTTTATCTTTTCCTACTTTTTCTAAAAATTCGGAGAACCACCATATAACAGAACCAGATTGTTTACGTCTAGCATTTCTATTATTCCAGAAAAACAAATATCTATCATCTTCTATTTTAAGATGTTCTTTTTTGAACTTTTGGACTTCTGTGTTGGGTAGTTTCTTGAATATCTGTGTATTAACTGCATGTGGAAGATATGTTCTTTTCACTTCTGGTGTTACATTAGCAACAATATCATCTGTGACTTTAGATATTGTGGCAATATGATCGTTTGAAAGGTAAAACTTACGATTAAAGGTAGGATATGGGTAGTTGTCCCATACATGGTAGTAAATCATTGGAACGTTTGGTCGAATCTCGTTTTCAATTTGCCATAACCATCCAAAGAATCTTGGATCTGTCATAAACCAAAGAATATCAATACGCTCTGTGCGAATAATAGAGCGTATCATTTCGTGATTTCCGTATCCATCAATAGGATAGATCACCCAATCGTCACCCCATTGTTCTGTTTTCTGTGGGCGATAATCTTGATGTTTAATAGCTCCACCAAAACTAATAAACTTATATTTTCCTGTTGCTAACATAGCTTCAATCATATTTTTAGTCATGTGAGCAACACCAGAGGGACTAAAAGGGTGGTCCGAAAGTGTTAAAATCTTTATTTTTTTATCCATATAAAACCTAGGTGCAATGTTGTGTTTTATAAAACTCGCATCCTTTACAAGATAGACGATTTTTAATGTGTTTATTATTTTTAATGCTACAAATCGCTTTTGTCAAGAGATTATTTGCATTTTCAATCTTTTTTTTGCCGCTTGAAACACGAAAAAACTCAACTCGGTTCTTTTTAGCGGTTCGCTTTAATAGACAGAAGTGAGTTTCAATGTCTTCAAGAGGAATATTGTGTTTTTTAGCAAAGAACTGCTTGTAATAAGTAAGCTGATAAGTGGTCATTGGGGCAGACTTTTTTTGTATGTCCCATCCCCATGAACAAGTTTTAAAATCAATAATATGATACTTTCCATCAGAGGTTTTAAGAACCAAATCGATGAATCCCTTAAAGTTATAATCTTCTTGGATTAGTTCCATCAAATCTTCTTCTGACGAAACTACTTCATATTCACCCATATATTTTTTAATCGCTGGGAATAGCTCTGCAAAAATAGCTTTGCCTTGATCCAACATCTGCGAAACCAGAGTTTCGTTAAAAGGGCTTTTGTTTTCTTCCTTGGAGGTTTCTTCCGTAATGATTCTTGAATTTGAAGCTTGTACTGTAGCTTCTTCAATCGCATTTTTGAAACTTCTCTGGAAGTACTCACCGCATTCTTCCTCCCTAATCTCTTTAAGTAGGGACTTTTCACAAGTTTCGTGTACAGAAGTACCAAAAATTGTGTATTCGTTTGCGGTAAACAATTTGATCTTATCTTGATAAACTAGTTTTCGTTTAAATGGACATTCATCCCAAGTTTTTAGTTCCGAAAAGGAAATGTGAGGCAAAGCAACACCCTGTTTAGTAATCTACTATAACACAACTACTAAACAGGGTCAATACTTTTATTTACTTTCTACAGATTCTTCTGGTACTGATAGTTTACCTTCTTCTGGCTTATAATCAACATCATATAGGGCTTGTTGATAACCACGAATAAAGTTCTCTTCTGCTAGTGCTAGTACGAACTCTGGGAATTCTTGTGCCATAGCCTCAATAATCATAGCGGTATTGACAGAACCATTTTCTGGTTTAAACCTTTCACCAACATATTGTATTAACCAAGATTTCATTGGGTTTTCTGATGTTATTTGTTTGGTTAATTCAAGATTTTCACTAATTTCACTCATTATTCTCTCCAATATTTAAGTGTTTCTATTTTTGACAAAAGTGCATATAGTTTTGGGCTTATCTTTTTAACAGATGTAAAATCACCTAAATAAAAATGCTCAAAACCATTAGCAAAGTATTCTCTATAACAAGTAGCTCCGTAAGGAGATACAAATAAGTTTGTAGTTAATGTATTTAATACTGGATATCCAATCTCTTGGTATAGATATTCATCAAAATCTTCACTGAAGTCTATTTCTACGAAGTTTTGAGTTTTAGTATCAAACCCATTAAGACCTAATATCTCTTTTAGCTTTTCTCTCTTCACTACAAACTCATATATTAGGTCTTGATTATTCTGTATTTTATCACCCAATGTTTCTTCAACAGCGTGGGCGATTTCATGAACGATATTTTGAAGCAAATCTGTTGTGTCCATAACATCATTTGTTATATAAATGGCATTATCTTCATACAAAGCAGAAAGTTGTCTTTTAATAAGTTCTGGAAATTGGCCGATGTAGATACCTTCAACATTAGTAAAATAATGTTTTGGCATTTTTTGTGCTACCACTTCTAAAGCTTTATCAATGTCAACAGAATCTAAAACAGGATCTTTTTCCCAAACATATATTTTGTTAAAAAGCTTTCTGTCTTTTAATTTTTTTTGTATCTTATCGTTTTTATCTTTCATAGATTCTAAAATTGTTTTCATTTTATTATTGAAGGTGGAAATACATTTTTTTTACTTTAAAGAATGCGAGAGGCAAGTGTGGCAACTTTTGAGCGTTCCCCGGTCATAAGTGTTATATGTCCAGCTAAATCATATGGTTTAAACTTCTCTGCAACATATGTAAGACCGTTAGTGGTTTCATCAACATAAACATTGTCAATCTGTTCAATATCTCCAGTTAAAACAACTTTAGAGTTTTCTCCTACTCTAGTGATGATGGTTTTAATTTCGTGCATTGACAAGTTTTGTGCTTCATCAATTATAATATAAGCATTAGATATTGAACGACCACGAATATAAGTTATTGCTTCAACTTCAATGACTCCTTTTTGCATATACATATCAAGAGTTATTTTATCATTGCCCATTAAAAATTGCAAGTTGTCTTGTATTGGACGAAGCCAAGGAGACATTTTTTCTTCTAATGTACCGGGAAGAAACCCGATATCCTTACCCATTGGTTGCACAGGACGCGATACAATTAAACGTGAGTATTTGTTGTCTATACCAATTGTCTGCTCTAATCCAGCAGCAATAGCAAGCATTGTTTTTCCACATCCAGCCTTTCCAACAATAGAAACTAATGGAATATCTGGATTCATCAATAAGTCAATAGAAAATGACTGTTCTTTGTTTCTTGGTTTTATTCCACAAACACCTTTTTTATTAAATTGAGCTAATCTTTCTAATGGCTTATTGTGACCAATATATTTTGCTAATGCTGTTTTCTTATTATTTAATGAAGAGGTAAGCATTAAATATTGATTTGCATAAAGCTTTTCTTTTTGTTCTGGCAAAGCAATATTTTCATTTTCATAGAAACGATCAATAAATTCGTCATCGACCATAACATCAGCAAAACCAGTATATAAATTTGAAGAACTTTCTACTACTTTTTCTGGATTCATATCTTGTGATTCCATACCGATGGAATCACAAATAACTCTCATGTTAATATCATTAGACACAACAATTACTTTTACTCCTGCTTCTTTTTCGCTTAAAGCAACAGCAAGTATTTGATGATCTGGTACTGTTAAATCCAAGTCGGGAGGAAATGTCATTGAGTGGTTATAGCCTTTTACAGTTAAAACACCTTTTCCTTTCCCTAATCTAACTCCTTCGTATAAAGATCCCTTGGATCGTAAAGCATCTAACGAACGAATAACCGTTCTTGAATTTGCTCCAACTAAATCTTGTCTTTTTTTATGTTTGTCAAGTTCTTCTAATACTTTGAGAGGTATTAATATATCATTATTGCCAAAACTTGAATTTATACAATCACTATCATTTAGTAATGCACTTGTATCTAAAACGTATGTCTTTTTAGCCATTTAAAATCCGTATGGTTGTAATAAGTATAACACGAAATGAAAAAGCCACCATTAAGGTGGCTTATTTTAGGTATTTTTAACCCAAACTATAATTGGTATTGTTGAAGCATTTTGTTCAACAGAGCCAACATTTTTGTTTTCTGTTTGAACTGCAATATATTCTCTGCTTTGTGTATTTAAATAAGATTTAGTTGTAACAACACAATCTTGATTAAAGTAAGATACTTCATCCGACATATAAAAGATATTATAATGTCCAGTTTTGCTTAAAATACATTTGGTTCCTTTAGAAACTTGCATACTATCTCCAGTTTGTTTTATAAAGATTTTGAATAATTTCTTGTGCTTGTTGAAATGGATACATATTCATAATGTACTTAATTGTATATGGTTTTCCATATGTTTTTTCGTATTCAACAAATTTATTATAAAAATTAACATGCTCAATTATGGAGTTATACATTTATCCTTTATTTTGTTTGGAAAGATTTTTTAGATATTTTATCATTTATTTAAATTATGCTACTTTTTTATCAATTGATACAATATTTAGTTGTTTATATTGTTTAACGGCTTCATATACAGCAATATTAGCGGCTTGACTGGTGTTGAGAGAAAACCCAACTCCATCCATAGGAATATAAATCTTCTCCGAATTGTTCAGGATTTCCACAGGAACACCAGTTGTTTCATTACCTGTTACAATACAAATATGATCATCAAAATCAAAAGAATAATTTTCAAGATTGGTGGAACCTTCACAAAGTTCAAGTGAAACAAGCTTCATCCCTTTATTTTTCATAGCAACGAGAAAATCATGAGGATTATTATACTGGTGGGTTTGAACATATTCATTCAATGTACCAGAATAACGACGCATTTCCTTAAATTCAGGAATAGCACCAATAACGTGAACATCAGTTAAACCAAAACAAGCAGCAGTTCTTACAACATAGGCAAGATTTTCATCACAAATAAAGTTAATGGTTGCGATTGAAATTGGATACTTTTGAGCATTATTAAGTTTATTATTATAACGCTGACGACGAGTTTCGTTCCTCACTTTTCCTCATATTATAAATGTTGGTCTGACTTTATTACCAGACTGTACCAACAGGCGCTTGTAGCAACACATATAATATAACAGAACTACTTGGCTACGACAACTACGATTGGCTGTTCAGTAGTAACTTCTGTAGTTGGGACTACAGTTTCGGAAGTAGCTGGAGTGGTAGCAGATTCTGGTGTTACAGTTTCAATTACTACTGGTGTAACTGGTGTAACGGGTGGTGTTTCAACATTTGGGCCGCTACAAGCTACTAAAATACTAACAATTGTAAACATATTATTTTTCCTTTATTATTAAAAATTTATGCTGCACTATCAGCGGTGTCTGATTCTGAACCAGAACACCCCATTAAAAACGCAAAGATTAAACTAAACATTTTAATTTCTCCTATTTTTCTTTTGCAACTTTATAAATAGTATTATTTCTTTTTTAAAACCACTTCAAGTGGTGTATAACTAATTATCGTTCTCCAACCATCATAGTTGATTGGAATTTTTTTCCGCAAGTCATTAGAATTTAGTTGTCCTATAACTCTGGCTTCTATGTGTTTTCCACCATCATCAGATTTTATAAAAAATTCAATATCATATTTTTGATTTCCAAATTCTTTTTTAATTTGTTTTATGATTGCTTGTTCTGTTTGCTCTTTTGTCCAATTTGAATCCATTAAGATGCCTTGCGAAGTCGATTTACAAGTTCAGAAGAAGATTGAATCTTTCCTCCTCCGATCCCCCAAATCATTGTAATATTATTTTCTGCACAAACTGTCATTTCAGGAGTGTTATTAGTCGTTCTATCGCCTCCATTTGCAAAATAAGTTGGTTTTTCACGCCCTAACGCTTCACAAACAGTTCCATCTGTATCATCTACAGGAACTACCTTTTTTACTCCCTTAATTGCTTCAAGAATTTCTTTTCTTTCTTCCCAAGGCATAAATACAAAACCTTTTTTACGCATTAACCAAGTATCAGAGTTTAGAACCACAATAACTTCGCCAAATTGGGATGCTTCTTGAATCATGCGAATATGACCAGCATGTGGTGGATCAAAACCACCTGATACAGCAACAGTTTCATAGGGTGTAGGCATTTTACTCTCCATTATTATTTAGAATCATTCTTTAAGCCAAGTTTACGGCTGCGTCTCCCAAAATTATGAGCTGATTTGAGACTCATTTTCAACTCCTTCATTCTTGAATAGTTCTTCTCTATTTAACCTGTTTTTTTTCTCTTGCAAGTACCAAAGATCAGAAAGTTGATCTTCAAATTGTTGTTCAGCAACTTTTTGTTTATGAATGTTGCGTTTAGAAACAGGAATACTACTATCAGACATTTTTTCTCCGTCTAATAGTAGTATTATAGTTACTTTAGTTGTCTATGTCAAGCTATTCTGCCAACCATTCTTCTTTAAGAAGAGTATAGCTGAACACATCACCGTGTCCTGCTGTTACTTGTTTATTACAGAGAGATAGAAATTGTTCAAAGTCAGAATTATTTGCAAATACTTGACAACCAGCAGACCATTTATCTACATTTGTAGAACTTGTTCCTGCTCTATGAATATTGATGCCATAGATGCCTGTACTTTCGCCTTGATCAAAATCATGTTGTGCATCACCATCTTTATCACGATATACAGTTACTGGTTTAATTTGTACTAATGCTGGTTTTTCCCCTTTGTGAAGACCTAATCTCCAGCACCCTCTCCATTGTCCTTCTTTGAGAACGGCAGTTCCAAGTTTGTTCATGGTTTCTGTCATCCAGTATGTGCCAGGATCTGTTGTAGCAATCCATGACCATTCTTGCCATTCACCAACATCATTTTTACAAATCACATAAACACGATCATCAAATTTGTTTGGTGTTCCATTTTTTTTGCGAACGCCAATAATATTTAAATCCCATTTATTTTCAAATACTTTGAAACTTTTTTTGTTCATTACCTCTAATATTTTTGGTTTTGACATTATTTTATCTCCCTATACAGTTTTGGAAGAAAGTGTTTTTACTTTCTTTTCTATTTTAAGTACTCTGCCTTCTAATTCTTCTGCATCAAAATCAGCAGAAAGTGAAGAAGATTTCTTTTCAACTGTTGAAAGTTTTGTTTCAATAGATGCCATTCTTGTTTCAAGAACTGTATTTTGGGCTTGGCAAGGAGGAGGTTGAGCACCGTTCATACCTTGTTGTTGAGCTTGAATTTCAAGTTTTTTCATTTCTTGTTCGTGTTTTTGTTCTGAAAACTTTTGATAAAATTTCCAAGCGGCTCCACCACCAACAACTGCTACTAATGCAAGAATTATTGCTATAGCACCACCACCACCTGTACTCTGAACTATTTGATTGACATCAAAAGGCGCGTCAGGAACGCTTGTAATCGCTTCCACTTCTTTTTTTGGTTCTGGTACGGGTGCCTGTTCTGTTTTGTCTTCTACAGCTTGTGGGACAGCTTCTTCAACACTTATTTTTTCATTCTCTGGCATGGTTTTCTTCTCCTTTGCTTTTTTGAACACCTCTTGTTTTGGTTCAGTATCTTCATAATAAGCTCTAAACACTACACCTTCAGATAAAGTGCATTTTCCAGACAAAACTTTGTCCATTGCTTCTCTATCAGAAAGTAGAATAATGTCGCCTCTAATGTAGTGACAACCTTCTTCCATACATATAAATAGTTATTCTTTTGCTGGTTTACCGATAATGGTTTTTAAATATCTTCTGTTTTTTAGATCAAATACTCCATAATAGCGTAAGGAGTCTCTGTATCTTCTGACTATTTTTTTCATTTGTACGTGATCTTTAATACCCAACAAAGCTTGTGCTTGATCTAAACTTCTTGTTGATGAAACAGCAAACAATACAACACTTTCTCTTACAATTTTATTTATATTATTCCATAAATAAAAACCATAAAGTTTTCCATTTATAGATTTTGCACTTAATTCTAATTTTAAAGCAATAACTTCTTCTAACGAAAGATTGTTCAACATGAACTCAAATTCGTCAGAAGATTTACTATTGCTTCTTAAAAATTTAGAAAATGAATATTCAGAATACTTCGATGGTTTTTGTGGCAATTATTCTTCCGTTTCTATTGATTCGTCTTCTTGTTGTTTCTTTTCTTTTTCTGCTTTATATTCTGGAGTTGTTGGTTCTGTTTTTGGCATATCCGACATTTCTTCTTCAAACTTATCAAAATACAATTTTAAATTTGTGATTAAATAATCATAAAATAAATCTTTGTCTTGTGAATCATCAAGAATAATATAAGCATCCATTATAGAATTATCAACTTTCTTGAAAGTTTGAAGAGCCATATTTCTTCCAGTAGAATCAAGCTTTTCTTTTTCTAAACCAGCAGAAAGTCTTGCTTCTGGGGTTTTAGCGTCTTCTTCTTCTTTTGCTTTTTTACCTTTTGTATCGAATACATCAATAAATTTAGATGAGTCTAATTCATCACCAGAATCTTCTAAATCAATTTTTATTTTTTTCTCTTGTAATCGTGGGGCTCCGGGGGGAGTTTCTTCTTTTCTGTATAATTCTGGTTTTAACGAATTTTGAACAGCATTGAGAATGTGTGCTCTAAATGATCTTCTTTGAATATCAGAAGTTGTCATTATTTTATAATCTGTTTGAATAACAGGAATTATCTTTTTAAGGAGATCTTCAAGAACATTTATACCTGTGTTGTCGTGAATTGGTTGGTCTTCACCAGCTTCTACAATAAGTTTTTTAACAATAAATCTCAAATGTTGTTCTTCAAGTTTATTTTTCTTAAATTCTTTTACTTTATTTTCTTTGTGTAATTTTATTGCGCTTCTAATAACTTGACGCAATTGAAGTTCTTCTTCGTTCATTTTTGAAGTTCCTTTTTTCTTTTTCGTTTTTGGTTTAAAAAGTGTATCCTTGGCAGCACCAATTTCTACTGCACCAGCAGACATTGCAGAACCAGACATTTCATCAATCATTTTTAATAATTCTGTTAGATTTGTTTGTTGACTACCTACTAAAATATTCGCAACTTTTTGTTTTGTCTGTTCGGAAACTTGTGGCATAAATTGGTATAATGCTTCTCTTTCCTGTTGTCCTGAAATTACTGCCGTTATTGTACTTCTAAAATCAGTTGCTGAAATTGGTTTTCCCATTTTGTCAGCAATTGCTGGTATGGTGACGCTGTATCCTACTGGTCTTGATGGATTTTTCATCGCTGCTTTGTTTATACTTTCTTGTGGATATCTATTGGCATCTTTCGTAGAAGTAGCAATAAAGACTTTTGCATTTGCAGGAAATTGCTTATTCTGAATAATATCATAAGCAGAACCTACTGGAGAAGGTATGTTAGATTTTATTGCAATTGCGTTGGTATAACCAACATCTTTAATATAAAGATTAAAGATTTCTGCGGCTTGTTGTGCTGTTATATCACTTCTAATTGATTTGGCTGCGACGGGTTCAGAAACTATAATAATGACTTCATCGTAGTTAGAAGCTAAATACGAGACTACTGCCATATGCCCAGCGTGTGGTGGTTTAAATGAGCCTGGAAATAAAGCTACAGAATGTTCTTCTACTTGTTCTCTCAACAAGGATTCTCTTTGGATCATTCTGTTTGCTTTTGTAAACCCTTCTCTATCTACAAGTTTAATATAACCAGCAGGACTTGCTATTACATAACCTTCTCCACCTTCCATTGTTCCAATAGAAGATTTTACAGGTGCGTCTTGTGAATCAAGCTGTTTGATAATGTTGTTTTTAACATTCATCACTGTTTTAACAGAATCCCATAAAGCATTAAAACCTTCTTGATTTTGTTGAATATAGGTTTTTATACTTTGTTTTGCATTTTCAGATGCTTTAGAACTATCCAACCAAGTAATAAAATCTTTTTCTAAATTATCAAGTCCAGAATCAACTTTTGAATTTGTATAAGTATAAAATAATTCTGCTAAATTAGAAATTTTTAATGAACGTAAAGTTTCTTTATTTAATAAATCATCAATTTTAGAAGCATTAGAACTAATTCTATTTTTTGCAAAATTTATTTGTTTTGTATCTATTTTTACTGGTTCTTTTGGAAGAACAGGTGGAACAACTAATAAATCTGTTCCTTGAAAAATATTATAATCTTTAACACTAGATTTGTTACCTTCATAGTCCATTTGCCCATGAACTACCACACCTACTTTGCTTTGTCCAATTCTTTTTCCAATATCACTATTTGCATCTATTTTATATTCAACAATGTTTGGTTTAAATACAAACTTTCCATCAATAATTTTTGGTGTTTCAACATAAAGTAAATCTCCAAAGAAATATCCACGAACATCTTTTGGTGTTGATGTTTCAAAAATTGAAAATGCATCCTTTAATTGACCAACGAAGCTTTTATAACTTGGAGTTACTTCTTTGCCTTTGCTTGTTCTACGAACATTAACAAAAAGGTTTTCAAGCTCTTCTGGTGTTTTTGTTTTTCCGTCATAACCTTTGGCAGTAAAACCACTTTTATCAGTAAATATAAATTGACCGTTTTCGTCACGACCAAATACAACTGCCGGTGAACCATCCCATTTCAATGAAGTTGTTTTTTGTCCTTCTTCGGTTGCTAAACTTGCAAGTGCGTCTAAAGCACGGATTGCTCCTTCACTTCCTTCCCAAAAAACTAAATCTTCTGCATGTTGTATTCTTGGACCATCGCTTATATTTGCTTCTTGTAAAGATACGGCAGGAACATCTTTTCTGTTGTCAGTATTTAATTGAGGAAATTGAACTCCATATTTTGGAAATGCCTCAACTGCATCAGCAACCATTTTATTATAATCTGGATTGTTTTTAACTATATCTAAAATTTTATTAATAGAAGTTAAATCTTGTGGGTTATGTCCCTTACCAAGAAGGATATCGGTTATTTCTTGTGGACTCCTAATGGTTTGCCCACCAGAACGAGGAGTCAAACCATTAAAACCAGACCATTTATACCCTCTAAACTTTGCTATAGAAGCAAGAAGAATTTGTCGATGCTGTCCTTTAAATTCTCCCGGTGGTTCTCCTTGCGAAGACCATTTCATAAACTCTGGATCGCCAAACATTAAATCTGTTTGTACATAACCATTTGCTGGATTTCCATTAATAGGAGTTCGAAAGTGTACTTCTATACCAGTTTTAGCAACATATTCTCTAATGTTCACATCAGGTATATTTTGTGAAACCCAAAGAACTAATTCTCTATAAACATCTTCTTTTAAATTTTCTTCTGAATCTACTGCTATATCTAAATCACCAGAAGTAGGATTTTTCCCTGTTGTTCCGAGAGTGTTGTTTAATAAATCAATATCTAAAATGTTTTCTAACCATTTAATGGTTGGAGCAACATCTGCTTGATTAATTCTTTGAGTTAATGCTTTTCCATCTTGTGATTTAAAAACATTACCACCCTCTAATATTAACATTTATTATTATTCCTTTTCTTCTATAATCTCAGAATCTTTTTCTTTTGTTTCTTCTAATAGCTTAATCTTTTCTTCTAAATCAAAAACTTGCTCTTCTAACTTATTAACGTGTTTCTTAACTTCTTTCAAGTGACTTTTTGCTATTTCTAATCTTCTCTTATCAGCAGTAGAACTAGGACGCAATGTATTCAAAGTTTCAGAAAGAGATTGAATATAGGCTACCACACTTGGAGAAACATTTTCTTCAAGATGCATAAAATGTCTAGTTATGTTGTTTAACAGTATATTATTCTTCATTT